TACGGCTCGGCCGGTGAGTCGTCGTCTTCAAGCGACAGCAGCGCCGACGTTTCGTAGACGATGCGGATGTTGTCGATGTTCTCGCTGGTCTGCTCACGGCCGATGATGCGGTCGTTCGACTGGCTCGACGCCGTCTGCTCCGGGGAGTCGGACGAAATCTTGATGTTGAGAACGTCGCGCCACAGCCCGTTGTTGACGTTGCTGTGGTACTGCCAGCGGTCGATCTCCTGCTCGTGCGTGATGCGAGGCTGCGTGTAGATCGCGCCGTCGCTCCACGGCCGGTGGACCTTGTCGATGGGAATTGCGACGACCGACGGGCCGTCGTCGCCGTAGTACATCTTCGTGTAGAAGGCACCACCGAGCGGGCACTGCGTGAAGCCCATCTCGAACTCGTGGTAGACGTTCGGCATCAACTCCGTAAGCTGGAGGTTCATGTAGCGCGACACGCGGTCGGCGCGCTCGTCCTTCTGGTCGGTGTTGGCACCGATGACCTTCGACTTCACCGGACCTTCCGGCGGCAGCATCTCGTTCATCACGCGCGCGGCAAAGTCGATGCAGGCTTCGGTCAGCACCGGGTGAACGACCTTGCTTGCGCCCGGGAACGACGCGCCGCCCGGGGCGTCGTCACCGAGACCGGTGCGGCGCAGGCCCTCTTCGTACTGCTTGTCCCGCTTCTCGCGCGACTCCTTGTCCACCTTGATGGCGTCAAGCATGTCCTTCGCGATCTGCGTCAGGCGGCCCTCTTCGAGGACTTCCGCGAGATTGGCGAAGTGATCGCTGGGATCGGCCGGGGGCGGGGCCTGATCATCCATCACGATCTCGACGGAGCCGTCGTCGTTGATGATCACGTCGCTGCCCGGAGGCGCAGCCGCGTCGATGCGGCTCACGCCTTCGGCCTTGCCCGGCTGGGCGTAGGGATCGTCTACGTTCTCGGCACCGTACACGTCACTCATCGCGCGTATCCTCCACCGCAGTAGCGCAGCGCGCCGCCCCTGCTGAAGTTCTGGGTGTCGATGGCATGATACAGCAGGGCGTCGTCGTCAACCGAGCCGCCCTGCGCAAAGACGTTCAAGTTCTCGATGCTGTTGCTGATGGGCGAGCCGGGATCGCGTCCACCCATGCCGCCGACGGCGCTGAAGATACGTTCGGGGCGGAAGCCGCCACGATCCGGATCATAGATGCCCATTGTGAAATCGCGCGCCGCATCGTCGCCAATCTCGCCCGTGTTGCCCTCGACAAGATTGCCAAGAGAATGGCCAAAGAACTTGCCGACCGCAGGACCGACAAACGGGATGGGGATCAGGTTGCCTGCCACGCTGCCCAGCGTGCCCAGCAGGTCGTGCAGGAAGCCGCCTTCCTTCATCTCGACCGGACCGCCTTCGGCGTACATGCTTTCGCCGGGGATGCCGTACCACTTGTCCATCTCGCCGCCGAAACGATAGCCGGGGACCTGTCCGCCGTTCGGATAGTTCATGTCCACGGCACCGCCGTCGGCGTAGTGCGTCTTTCGGAACCCCGGGAACGACTCGATGGCGATACGATTGGCGTCAATAAGTTCGCCGGTCTGCGGGTCCGCCAGATCGTTGTAGTTATCCTCCAGAGGTTTTTGCACGTTGCTCAGAGACTGGAGGATACCGGTGCGTCCTGCCACGTTGGGAAGACGACGGGTGATATACTTGGCTGCGGAACCAGCAGCGCCCATCGGGATAAAGTTTGTGGGATCAAGATAACCCGCGCCGGACTCTCGGTCTTTCATGGTCGAGGTGTACTTCGGCTCGAACACAGGCGCACGATCAGGAACAAGATGAGATAGACCCAGAGGAGTAGCGGCAAGGCGAGCCGCTTCCATCAAGGCATCTGACCCACCGCCCAACAGGAACTGCTTGCTGCGCTCCATGCCGTAGTCCGGCTCTTGAGATTCGCTCCACTCAACCGGGTTTTCCAGATAGGTACGAATCTGATCACGCATCCACGCAGGCGTGTTCTTGCTTACGCGGTTGCGATAAATTTGTTCCGGCGTCTTGGTGAACCGCTCGTTCATCGCATCAGTGAGATTGTCACTGCTGTCGAGGAACATGTAGCCGGTACTCCCGCCGCGCGCGTAGCCCTGCACGTTGTTCGACGCCAGTGCCGACAGAGCGCCTTCGCCTTCGGTCGGCGTCTGGAAGTCGAAGTAGGGAACGGTGTCGGGACCGAGCGTTCCAAGGTCTCCGACGTTACCGACGTTACCGACCTGTCCGCCGCCTGCGTAGTAATTCACGGGACCTCCTTCGGCCTTGCGCGGGAGGCCCAAACGATTGGCTTCTTCAATCCAGTTCGAGAGACGATCTACGGTTTGCGGCGTCATGTCTACGCTGTGCAGCCCGCGAGTGAGCGTCCAGTTGCTGCCGCTCTTCAGGAACTTTGCCCAATCTTCCGGGTTCAGAACACTGTAAGGAACGGGTCGCTCAAAGCCTCCGAACGCATCGCCCAACAATTTCCCTTCGTATCCGGAATGAGGGACTGCGGCATCCGCGCGTCGGATGGGCGGCCTCGTCGGGTCAATCTTTGAAAACGAAAATCCGGTCGTTCCGTAATCCGACGACAGGAACCGGGGATTAACCGACGCAAGCCGCAGATGCGCGATGTCTGGCATGCCCAGATCGCGCGCGGCTTTCGCATCGAGTGCCTGCGCAATGGCCCATTGCTGTTCCAGCTTGAGGTTCTCGACAGCGTTCCGGAAGTCAGGAGAAGCAATACCCGGCAAGCCGGGAATCTTCTGAACGGCCTTCGATTTCCGGAGAACCTCGTCCAGCTTTTCCGCCGTGTTCGGGCCGAATTGGCGAGAGGCGATGATGTCGTGCAGCATGTCCATTTGCATGCGCGCAGAGTCGCTCGCCTGCTTGCCCATCAGCCACGGCGCAAGATACGCGTCTTTGCCTTCGTTGGCGGCGAGTGCCGCTTGGTTGAATAGGCCGCTGACGACCGGCGGCATTGACGCCCAGATTTGATCTCCCTGCGCGGCCGGACCAAATGCGTAAAGCGGGCCAGCTTCCATCTCGCGCGGGCTGGTGAGGGGAATTCCCCCGACTTCATGCACAACTTCGCCGCCTACGGTGCGATCCCCGGGAGTGAGAATGACACGGCTGCCTTCGATGTCTTCCGGACGAATGACCGGCACGTTGGTGACCGGATTGGTCATGGTCTTGACGGCAACGAACTGATCGTAAGGATTTTCCGGCGTGACATTGCCAATCTTGTCTGTCGTGTCCTTGCCGCGACGAGTGATGCTCTTCAGCACGTCGTCAACAGATTCACCTGTGAACTTCGACGACTCCAAGACAGGATTGTAGGAAAGAGCGCCCTTGGGCTTGCGGACCGCTCCCTTGCTCTGGAACTTCTGCACGGGGCCTCCGTCGGCGCGGTTCAGCATCGAACGCTTGATGTCGCTATGAGTCGTCAAATCGTTTTCCGCCGCGTCCCACATCGTGTGGTGCGCAAGGTGTGGCGCGAACGGCCGGTATTCGGCAGGCATCGCGAAGTCCAGAGCGGCGATGCGATCACGCAGGCGTTCGACAGCTTCTTCCGCACCGGCTCCCTTGCCGCGCCGCATGAACTTCTCGAAGCCTACGCGCGTCTCCGGCGCGTTCAATTGAAGCTGGCGAGCGTCAAGCGTAGGCAGGTCTCCGTAGCCAATCATCGAGCCAAAGAACCCGCGCTTGGCCGCGTCGATGCCCTTGATGTCGCGCATCACGTCGTGCCACTCGGACGGATCGCCTTGTCCCGCCGCGTTGCGAGCGACCAGTTGCGAGAAGACGCCTTCCTTTCCCGGGAACAGCGTCGGCGCAAGTTCGAGGTCTTCGGCCAGCTTGTTGTGGAAGCCGAACGGACGCATGAAGTGGCGCATGTTTGCGATGGCTTCGGGATGCGCCTCGCCTTCAGCCGCGTAGCGCAGGTACTTCTCTCCGGCAGGCGAGCGCAGCCAATCGGAGAACGCGCCTTCCGGGCGGATCATCAGGTCGTTGGTGGACAGCGCAATCGACGGATCGAGATTGTGACGACCAATTGCTTGCCGTTGGATGCTGGAGCGAGTCGTCGTGTATGCCTTGAGCAGGTCTTCCGGCGTAAGGCCTTCGGTGCCCGCGATGTTGGCCATCGTGCGCATGAAGTCGCCGTAGTCGAGGACGTGCTGCGGTATCTGCGAAGGCATCTTGGACGCCACGTCTTCTAGCGGTGCCCACTTCCAGTCGTCGATGTACTTGGTGGGCTTGTCGGCAAAACTTTTCAGACGACTCAGCCAGCCGCCCTTGTCCATGTGGATCGGGCCGCCTTCGGCCTTGGTGATGCCCGCGATGTCGCTGTTGGTCGTGGAGAGACGCTTGAACAGGTCTTCCATCGCGCCTTCGAGGTAGCCCTTGCCGAACGGCGTCTTCCGGTCGTAGGTCATCGGAATGCCCGACTGACCGAGACGATAGCTGTGCAGCGCGGCCCACAGGTTCGCAGGATTGTCCGCGCCGTAGTCCGACATGACTTCCTTGGCCGCCTTGTTCTTCTGCATCTCAAGCCACAGCGCGCCGCGCTGATTGTTGATGTCTTCCGCGTTGCGCAGCATGGCGTCAGGCGCAAGCCGATGACCGCTCGGAAACCCTTTGCCATAGTCCGGCGCGCCTAGCGCAACCAACGCGTCGGGCTGGCTGCCGGTGATATACGACACGAAACGTGGGTCGGAAGAATCGCGGCGGGCGGTGCCCCACGGCTTCAGCCAGTTGTTCAGGTCGCCCATCGAAGGCGCAAGCGGTCCGCTTTCGCCACCCTGAATGGCAAATCGGATCAGGCCGGGATCACCGAGAGGCGTTCCGGTCGGGCTGATCGGCGGATGCGAGTGGACCTGAAAGCCTTCCGGTAGCCGTCGTGCATCCATGTGACGGCGGAACGACAGGTAACCCGTACCTTCCGGGTTATTCGGGTCCAGTTCGTAGATGCGCGGGTAGTCGGTCGGCGTCGGCGTTCTAGACAAATCAACCGCGCTTGTCGTAGCAAGGCCCGGAGCCGAAACCCACTCCTGACCGGTCTGCGCGCTGCCGTGTCCGAAACGACCGGCCTCAAGACCGGTGCGCGCCGCTTCCTCGTTGACTTCCTTGATCGCTCGACGACTCGCGCCGCCAAACCAGTCGGCAATGTTGTCCGCAAAACGAAAGACGCCCTTCGCAGGCACTTGCGCCATCGTCGGGCGCACCGGGCCGCCGCCGATGTCGTAGCCCTTGACCTCGCCGCCTTCGGCAAAGATCGGACCAAACTGGGGCAGGTCGTCTTCACGCAGTTTGCGGCCCATCAGCGGGCTGTAGAACTGCTCTTCGGGAACGATGCGCTTGCCCTCGATGCGCTTCCTGAAAATGGCGCGCTGCTCAAGGTCCTTGTCCGCAAGATACTTGTAGTCGTCTTCGGGAAACTGCGGTCGGATGACGACAAGAGACTTCGGTTCCTGAAGGTATCGCTCGATGGCCATGTTGCGGTGACGGCCCTGATGGCTGCGGATGAACGGATACTCTTCCGTCGTCTGGGTCATCGCGCCACGGTCGTTGAACAGCATCGGTCGCTTGGTGCCCATATCGACGCGCAGTTCAGGCACGTCGTGCCAGCCGCTCTCGCGGCCCACGTCGCCGTAGTAGCCCAGCACGTCTTCGAGGGTCTGCTGGTTCTTCAGCTTCTGCCGGAGGTTTATCGGAAACTCGATGGCGTTCTCATACGGAACTTCCCGCAGGGTCGACTCGGGAATCTGCGCGGCAAACTTCTGGAAGTCGCCGGGGTCCATAACGGTCAGGAGGTGCTTGCCGCGCTCGCTGACGGCCTTCTCCAGCGCACGCGGCGTGTACATGCCAAGGTTCGCCCCGGCGTCGGCGGCGTCTTCGAGCCGCTGCCGGTTGATCAGTCCCATGAAGTTCTCGACCTTGGCCAGCGAATCCTTGATGCGCTGGGCCATGTCGGACTGGACGTAGGGCGAAGGCGCGGGGGCCTTTTTGACAAGCGGAGGAGCCATCGGGACCCGGGCGAGACAGGGGTTCCGACGACTCTACCCTACCAAAACGACTCTGGCCAGTCCCCTACCGGGAGCCGCTGAAGTACCGCCAGAGGGCCAGCAGAAGCGTGACGCCCAGCCAGAGGAATCCCACCACGGCCACGACCGCGCTGACGACGCCGATGACCAGCAGGGCGTAGACGACCTGCTCCAGCATGTGCCAGAGCGTCTGGCTCATGCCGTGGCGGCCTTCACGAGGTGCATGGCGGCGTCTTCCAGATGGGTGATGGCCAGCGCGGCGTTGCGCTCGGCGGCGATCAGGCGGGCGTTCCGGGCGGCGTTCGGCACGTTCGGGTTCCCGGCCGCGTCGGTCTCCGGCATCAGCGGCCGGTCGCGGAGTCGTTCGGCCTCCGTCATCAGCGCCGCCGCCAGCAGCTTCAGGCGGGCCACGTCGGTGATCATGTTCGGGTTGAAGTCGTGCCGCACGATCAGCAGCGCGCTCGGGCTGGCCTCCTGCTCGAAGCTGAACTTGATCGGCTTGGTCGTATCGACCGCAGGCTTCGGCGGCGTATTGTCCATCGTACTCACTTGAGAATCTCCCAGTCGTTGGCCAGCAGGTCGGTCTGGCTGCACAGCCACGGCACCAGCCGACCGTCGGCGGAACGCATGACGACCATCGGCAGAAGCGGCTGCGTGATCACGCTCTGCTCGTCCCTGCGCTCATCCATCGGGTGCGTGGCGTAGGCGCAGCCCCAGTCGTCGCCCTTGACGAAGGCGAGCCACATGCCCTTGCCGTTCCAGCCCTTGCGCCGCACGCGGTGGCCGCTGCGCAGCGCGCTGACGACATCACCGATGCCCATGTTCACGAATTCGACGACATCAGACATAAACGACTCCTAGCACAGGAACGGGAAGAACTGGCCGCCACGCTTGTACGTCAGCGTCTGGCGTCGCGGCTCGCTGCCCTCCGGCTCGATGCCAAAGTGAACCCACGAGTCGTACTCGTTGATCAACTGGTCGAAGTCGATGGCCGAATACTTGGTGATGCGCTGGGCGATGTGCAGCGGCGATCCCATGCCGGGCACGATGAAGTCGGCGGCGCGACCGTAGCGGTGCGCCGAGTCCTTCACGCCGCCCACGGCCTCGTTCAGTTCGGGGCTGCGGTAGCCGCTGGTGATGACGACCGGCGCGTTGAAGATGGCGCGCACCAGTTCGAGTCGTTCGGCCAGCCTCTTGAGGTTGGCGACGACCGCGTCGGTCGGCGTGTTGTTGATGCCCTTGCGGGCGGCGGTTTCGCTGACGAGGAATTCCTCCAGCGTGAAGTGCGGACTGAGGAGCATGGCCTGACGCTAGTCGTGATCGACAGGATAATCAAGCGTCGTAAGGGTTGGCCAACGACTCGCCGTAGCTGAGATGCTGGGGCAACTGGTCGTCCTCGTCCCACGACGCGGTGACCGTGTCGGGCTGGATCATCATGTTGACGCCAGTGTTGAGCCAGCGGTCCGCGAAGTAACGCGCTCCCTGACTGAAGCTGTCCACGAAGTCGTCGTGCTTGGTCGTGCCGGGACCGGAGAAGACGCACACCTCGTCGAGGAACGGGTTGCACCATGAGCGCGGCTCGCCTGCGGCGTGCTTCGACTCCGGCAGCCAGATGCGCCCGGCGGCGGCAATGTGGCTTACGCCGTGCAAACGACTCGTCTTGTCGGCGTTGCCCGGGTTGTACGGCCAAGTGTCGATGCCTTCGGCGGCCAGCATCTGGCGCAGGCTGATGCCGCTGCCCTTGTCCTCGACGATCATCAGGTCGGGCTTGCGCTTCTGCTCGTGGATGACCGAATTGCCGACAAGGGGCTGGAAGAACGTCTCGGTGCGCCTGCCGTAGATCGCGCTCAGTTCGCGTCGCGCGCGCGTGATCAGGTCAGGGAAGCCCAGCTTCTCGTGCCAGCATTCGAGCAGCATCAGGTTCCAGCGCCGCTCGTGCGCGAACACGCCCCACACGGTGCAGGCCGTGTAGTCGGGGTCGTAGCTTTTCTTGTTGTAGGTCTTCTCGGTCAGCGCTGTGTCGAGCGAGACGTACACGAAGTCGAACCACGGCAGCGGGTCATCGACCGGCCACAGCTTGAGCCACGACCGCTTGATGATCGCGCTCTCACCGATGTCGATCAGTTCGCCGTGGATTTCCTGACGGCCAATCTGCGTGCCTTCGTACTGCTCCAGTTCGTTCAGGAACGACTCGGCGAGGTTCTTCTTGTTCTCGTAGGTCGATCCGTAGATGACGCGCGCGTCCTTGCGCTCGACGATCTTCTTGAGCCACTGCAGCGGTCGCGGCGTCGTCGTGTAGAAGCGTTGCGGCTGGACGAGTCGTCCGTCGTGCGTGCGGTACGCCAGACGCGTGGACATGTCGATGTTGGCCAGCATCTCCTCGGCGGTGTTGCCCCACGCCGCCAACTCGTCGCCCCAGAGGAAGTTACACTGCGGGCCGCGAAGTCGGTCGGGTGCCTCGGCCGAGTAGCCCCGGATCAGCGTGCCGTTGTACAGCCTGACTTCGAACAGGCTGTGGTTGACCTGCGCGACCATGGGCGCAGGTAGCTGGTTGAGCAGGCCCGACGGGCCGCCGAAAACGACTCCGCGCAAGTCGCCGTAGGTCGGCGCGATGACGTGGATGACGCAGCCCGGGTACATGCCCGCCTGCCTGCGCGCCCACGATGCTCCCATCATCGTCTTGCCGAAACCACGGCCCGACATGGCGATGGCCAACGACCAGCCGTCGATGGGCAGCACCTGCTTGGGCCGCGCCTCGCCGTGCCAGCGTCGCTCGGCGTCGAGGAACGCGATGTCCCCGGCGCTGGCGGACCTGAGTCGTTGGGCGAGGTTGCTCACTTGCGGATCATCATCGCCTTGAGTTCGGCAAGCGCCACGTCCTTGTTGTGGCTGCCCTGCGACGACCCGAGCCAGAAGTTCTGCACCGTCGCGACCCAGTTGATCGCGGCACCGGCCAGCATGGTGACGATGGTCTCGGTCCACCTCGCGCTCTCGGCGGTCGGCCAGAGCAGCATGTAGGCCACGGCGGCGGCCAGCACGATGGACAGGATCGAGACGACGATGGAGCCGTACTTGACCGGGCCGTTGCTCATGGCCATGGCGCGCGCCGACTGTACGTCGGCCAGCGTCGCCTGCAGCGAGGCGAGGTAGGTCTCGCGCTCGCTCTTCTCGCGCTCCATCTGGATGCGCTTCTCTTCGGTGGCGGCGGCGATCAGTGCCTGCTTGAACTCCAGCGCCTTCGCCGGGTCGGCGGCCATCGCCTTCTCGACGGCGTCGAGGTTGTCCACGCCCAGAGTCGTTTTGGCCACGTCGGTGATCTTGGTGACCACGTCCTTGGTGCCCGAGCCGAACATGTCGGCCACGACGGGCGCTAGGCCAAGGATCAGCGGGAGCAGGAAGGCTGGCACGGCGGTCTCCGAGTCATTTGCGACAGGGTAGTCGCAAACGACCGGAGTTGACAACTCAGCTTGCGGACGACTCGCGCAGGATGAAGCGGCACTCGTCGGCCACCTCGGCCAGCGCGCAGATGTAGCCGTCGTTGTAGCCCGAGTCGTTGCCGTCCCGGGCGAGGTCGGCGCGGCTGTCTTCCCAGCGCTGGATGCGGTGGCGCAGCAGCGTGGCGAGATCGGTCGGGCGGTTGGCCAGCGCCTCGCGGGACGGATAGCTGTGCCCGCTGAAGCACGAGTCGTTGCCGTTGGGGCGACGCTCGCGCTGCTTGCCCTTGCAGCCGCAGCGCGGGCAGAAGCCGTAGGGGGCCTCGTCGTTGGTCAGGCCGAGCGTGTCAGCCATTGGCCTGCGCCTCCTGCACGTCGCCCAGCAGTTCGCGCTCGAACTCGGCGGCCAGCCAGCCGATGGGTCCGGCCCAGCGACGGTAGCTGCCGTCGATGTTGCGCTTCCAGACGTAGCGCATGCCGTCGATGTTGACTTCGACTCGGTCGGCGGTCTCGGTGGCAGGGACCAGCGGAATGGTGCCCGCTGGGGCCTTGTAGACGGCCGTGGAGTGGCGTTCGACGAGTTGCATGGGTTCTCCTCTGGGTGAATTGGATCGTGCTGTGCGGGCTTCCTAGAACCTGACGCCGCGCTCGGTGAACCACCGACGGACGGCAGCGTCTTCCTCAAAAGCCAGCACGCTTTCGAGGCTGGCCATCGTGTCGGCGTAGAACTCAGTCATCGTGCCCTCGCGGATCATGTCCTGCGCATTGTCGTGCGCGGCGGTCAGGGCATCGAGCGGGCCTTGGAACGACTCGTAGACCTCGGTGGCGGCGACGTAGAGGGCGTTGAAAGTGTCGGCGGAGTTGGTCATTTGATCCTCGTTGGGTTGGCGGCGCGGGATGCGCCGACAGGAAGAGTTATCTTACATCTCCCTGTCGGTGTCAACACTACTGTGTCGATTACTCGGCGGCCTTCTTGAGGTGTTCCGCCATCATCTTGATCAAGGCGATGTTGGCGTCCATCTCGTTCTGGAGGACGACGCGGCGGGCGGTGCGCACTGCCGGGGTGCCCGCGCCGTTCTTGTAGCTGCGACCGGCGGGCAGCGGGGTGGCGAAGCGCGCACCGCAGGCGTTGACCTTTCCGTCCTCATCGCGGATCGCCAGACAGTTCGGCACCCAGTAGATCAGGTCGTTGGCGCTCGGCAGCGTCAGCGCGACCTGAATGTCCGCGAGGTTCTGCGCGGCGGTGGCAAGGATGTCGGCGGTGTCGTTGATGCGGTTGGTCATGTGAAGTTCCTTTTAGGATCGGGCCGGGGCGACATCGCCGCGACCCCAGTCTTATCTCACATCAACGACTCGCGGTCAACTACTATGTCGAATTATTTTTTCGACGCGGTACTTCACTGCTCCTCGACCTCCGTCACATCCCCGTTGATCACCGGCTCGCGCTTGTTGTCCGTAAGCGCACGAACGACTCCCTCGATGGCCGCAACCATGTCGGCGCGGCGCGTCTCGGCCTCCGGGTCGCTGTCGCCAGTGCGCAGGCCCGCCTTGCCCTCGATGCGCTCGGCAACAAATGCAACCGCCTGCATGTCACCCGCTATCGCCTTGCGCGCCACCGCCTCGCCCATGGCGATGATGGCCGGGGTCTCGGTCGTTTCAGCGCGCGCCTCCAGTTCCTCGCGCGTCCGCATCAGGGCGAGCCACAGCGACGACCGGATCGGCTGGTGCATCGTCAGGAACCGCTTGTGGTCCGTCTGCATGGCGCGCAGCGAGGCGTCGGTCGCGGTCTCCCCGGGGCGCGGTTCGAGGGGCTGGAACCCCTCGGTCAGGAACTGTTCCTGCGCAGTCTCGTGGGCGCGTCGCGCGCCTTCGGAGGCGTCGGCGGGCAGGTCAGGCGGTGGCGGTCTCAGCGGCATCTCAGGCTCCGGTTACGGTGGTTACGGGTTACGGTGTCCTCCAAAGACTCCTCGCAGCATATTTTTTATCTATTACCTATCACCCCTATACACTACAGGGTCAAAAATTTACTTCGCGCGCGATTCAGGGTTACACAATACACTGTTACCACTGTTACCACCGTAACCGCGTTGATATTAAACGCGAATTCCGGTTACGGTCTCCAGCCGGTTACGGTCTCGACACCGTAACCAGACGCACACCCCGCAGTACCTCGCACACCTATAGTAACCACAATATTTTTATGCCCCACTACGCTACTCAGGTATTAGGTTCCACATGTCGGAATTGGAAGGGGGGGACACCGTAACCGCATACCGACTGTATTCCGCACCGCAAACCCAGTAACGGACTGGCTTCCCGTCCACCTTCCCGATCCTCGGCACCATCCCGACCCTCTTGAGCAGCCGGATCACGTCGTGCTTCCGCCGGTTGATGTTCTCGATGTCGATCCCCATCCACCAGCAGCCGACCCGCTCGACGGTGATCATGTTGCCGAACCGCTCGTCCTCCGTCGTGCCGTTCAGGTCGGACCCACGGTAGGGCTGCGAAGTGCCCTCCAGCGCCCCGTAAAGCCTCCCAGAAGCGAACCCTTGGGACAGGTGGCCCAACACCCTGTCCTCCAGCGGATCGTACTGTGCGGCCTCGTTCAGGGCCTCTGCGTGGCCCTCCAAGGGCACCTCCCAGTACGCGAACCCGTCGCGGTACAGGCGCACTGCCTCCGCCCACAATTGCTCGCGATTGGCGAGTGCATATTCCAAGTCCACCTTGACCGCCGTGACAGGCCAGAACCGCTTGCCGCCGGTCACGTCGCGGTGCCAGTGGTCCTCGTTGGTCGTCGCGATGAAGATCGAGGCGCGCCGGTACTCCTGAACGACTCGACCGTAGGGCGGTCGTATGAAATCCGACGCGCGGCTGATCGCATCCTTAACGACCGGGTCGTCGGTGCCGTACTTGGCCAGCGAGGCCAGTTCCGCGACCTCAAGCAGCCAGCCGCCCTGCATGTTGGTCACGAAGTCCTTGTCGCCCGGCTTCGCGGTGACCTCGCGGTACCACCTGTCCCCGGCGAGGATGCGGATCAGCTTCGACTTGCCCATGTCCTGCGGCGACTGGATCACCAGCATCGACGACATCTGGCAGCCCGGGTTGAACGCGCGCGCCACCGCAGAGACCATCATGTTCATCACGGCGCGCAGCGCGAACTCGTTGTTCTCGATGCCGAACACGTTTTTGGCCATGTGTTCGAGTCGTTTCGTGCCGTCCCACCGCAGGCTGACCAGCCAGTCCGTCAACTCGTTGCGCACGTCCATCTTGGCGTATTGCTGCACCGCCTCGGTGAGCGTGAGCGTGCCCAGCTTGGACAGGATGCGGTTGTGCGGGATGATCCAGACCTTGATGTTCAGGATGATGTCTTCGGTGAGCGGCTTGACGGGGATCACGCGGTCGTTGTCGGTGCCGTCCCAGTCAGTCAGGTAGTTCTTCTGGAAGTCATCCCACCAGATGCGGCCCCTGCGCATGGCGAGCAGCGTGCCGACCGCGACAAGGAACGGACTGTCGCTTGCCAGCATGTCGTTCGCCGCAGCGACGTTGCCCGGCGCGCCGCGTGCAGGCGTGCGCAACCTGCGCCCGTGTCGCGCGATGCGCCTGCGCAGTTCGGTCGCCGCCTCGACGTAGGGACGCAGCGTGAAGTCGCGCACGGTGTCGCCAGTGAACGGCGACTGGTCGCCCTCGTCGCGGTGGAACTGTCGCATCAGTCCCTTGACGATGGACTGTATCTGCAGGCAGCGCGGTGCAGAGTGGTACGCGATGCTGGACAGGAAGCGATCCAGTTCGCGGTTCTCAGGCTCGACGAGACCGGCCAGCGGATGCGACACGCCCTGCGCCACGGCCTGCCTGAAGAACGAGACGACCGCCGTGAACTGCTCTTCGGTGAACATCGGGGGCTCGTCGTCTCCAGCGCGGAACTCACCTGTCGCCGCGTTGAACGTCGTGCCGTCGAGCGGGTTGATGTCGCCGTCGCTGGGACCGAGCGGCTCGTCGTTGTCTTGCGGCACGTCAGTCACTTGTCGCTCCCCTTCAGCAGGTGTCCCACGGCCTTGAAGAAAATCTGTGCCGCCTCATCAATAGGCAGGTCACCGCTGAACGTCACGCTGTCGCCGCTGAAGTCAATCACGGCCCGCTTGCCTGAGTCGTTGGTGAAGACGACGGTGCGCGTCGGCTTCGGAAACGTGAACTGGCCAATCACGTCTTCCTTGATCGTGTAACGCCTGCACGGCTGAACACCTGAGTTAC